AACAAGGGAGATAGTTACAGAAGATGAACATGCCGTTTGAAATGTCTGTTGGTAGTGTTGAAGTTAGAACTACTAACAATCGTGGTTTTACGCCAGAGGAAGTAGCAGAACTTTGTGCTGATCGTCTTATGTCTGTGGCTGATGACGCCCCACCAGCTATAAGGGATCAAGCCTTAGCGTACAAACAACAGATGGCGACTGTAATCGCAGTCTACATGAAACAGGCTATCCAAAGCGATAGAACTACTGTATATAATGCAATCAGTGATGCTGGTCACAAAAAACTAGCTGAATATATAAGGAAAATGTAAATGGCATTCTCAGGAAACTTCATGTGTACCTCGTTCAAAAAAGAACTAATGGAAGGTGTGCATAACTTTAAGTCTTCAGGTGGAAACACCTTTAACCTAGCTATGTATACAAACAGTGCAAGTTTCAATGCGGCTACCACTGCGTATACTTCTGGAAACGAAGTTAGCGGGACAAACTACACCGCTAAAGGTGTTGCTTTAACTAGGATAGACCCAGCATCTTCGGGAACAACTGCTTTTACTCAGTTTAGTAATGCTGTGTTTAGCAATGTTACACTTACAGCAGTTCGCGGCGCATTGGTCTTTAACGACACAGCTTCAGGCGACCCAACGGTGTGTGTACTAGACTTTGGCGGGGATAAAGCTGCAAGTGCGGGTGATTTTACTGTAGTTATGCCCACTAACAATTCAAGCAACGCCCTTATTCGTATCGCCTAATTGGGGGATAACCCATGCCACTTCCTTATTCTGGCTGGGGCCGAGGTGGTTGGGGTTCTGGCTCTTGGAATAGCCTATCTGTAGGCGTATCCGTTACAGGCGTAGCGGGTACTGCTTCTGTTGGCAGTGTAACAACTACTAGTGGCGTAACGCAGCCCGTTACAGGTATAGCCGCTACAGGTTCGGTTGGTAGCGTAACTACCACTAGCGCGGCAAATATTTCCGTTACAGGGGTTTCAGCGACAGCAAGTGTTGGCTCTGTAACAACGACAGGTGCCGCGAATACAACAGCGACAGGTTTAGCGGCTACAGGCAGTGTTGGAAGCGTAACTGTTACTGGTGTTGGTAACATTTCAGCCAGCGCAGTAGTAGCTACAGGGGCAGTTGGCACCGCGCATACTGTATCAGGAGATGCGAATGTTCCTGTTACGGGAGTATCATCTACAGGCGCTGTTGGTTCTTCTACTGTTTCTGGCGATGCAAGCTCTACTGTAACAGGCGTTGCTGGTACAGGGTCTGTGGGGACTACCCTTACAGGTCTTTCGGCAAACATACCCGTTACAGGAGTTTTGGGAACAACTGCTTTAGATTCTGTCGCTATAGACGCAGATGCAAATGCCCACCCAGTAGGCATAAACTCTATAGGGTCTGTTGGTTCTGCCACCGTTTCTAGCGATGTAAACGTTTCCGTTTCTGGTGTTTCTGGTACGTCTGCTATAGGGACGGTAAACGCTAGAATTGGAAAAAATGTTTCTGTAACAGGTGTATCTGCGACAGGCAGTGTAGGCACTGTAAGCCTTGAGTTTGACAATAACATTTCTGCTTCTGGTGTTGTTGGAACAGGTGAAGTTGGCAACATACCGCAAACAACAAGTTCTGTTGTTCAAAATGTTACAGGCGTATTTGGAACCGCATCTGTTGGTAGTGCGACCACAACTAGCGGAGTAACGCAGCCTGTAACGGGTCTGTCAGCAACAGGCGGTGTTGGCTCTGTAGGTTTAACATTATCAGCAAACATTCCCGCGTCAGGTATAGGAGCCGTTGGTAGCGTAGGTTCTACAACAGTAGACGCCAACACAAATCAATCTGTAACAGGTGTGTTGGGAACGGGCAGTGTGGGTTCTGTCAGCGTTGAAGCTGATGGTCAGGCTTCCGCGACAGGTGTATCAGCTACAGGCTCTTCAGGGGCTGTAACAATAAAATTCGGTGCCTCTGTTGCTGCGACAGGTGTTAGTGGTTCGTCTGGTGTTGGAAGCGTAACAACCAAAGTAGATGCGAATATATCTGCTACAGGCGTTGCAGGAACAGGCGCAGTTGGGGACGTAACTGTCAACATACCTATCGACGTATCCGTTACAGGCGTGTCAGCTACAGGAAGCGTTGGGTCTGTTACTGTAGCGTTTGGTTATGCGGTTACAGGCGTATCAGCATCAGGGCGTGATCCGTTCCCTGTTTCAATAGGAATAGGTCAGTATGTATACCCAGAAGGTGTTTCCGCTACTATGGAGTTGGGAACAGCATTTGTTTGGAATAATATAACGCCTATACATAACGCAAACTGGACCCCAATAACCCCAGCCCCGCCGGGAGATTGGACACAAATATCTCCTAGTTCTTCGCCAAATTGGAAAAAGATTGCGTCTTAATGATATGCGCGATATAAATATGTCAGCTTACAGTGTTTAGGAAACTTACATGGCTAGTGTTTACACAAACGATCTAAGATTAGAAGAGATAGGAACTGGTGAACAATCAGGCTCTTGGGGTACGACAACCAACACTAACTTAGAGCTAATTGCTGAAGCATTTAGTTACGGCACTGAGGCCATAACAACAAATGCAAACACTCATGCAACTACTATTGCAGACGGAGCAACAGACCCCGGACGATCTTTGTATCTAAAATACACAGGCGCTTTGGATTCAGATTGCACAATTACTATTGGCCCAAACACTGTCAATAAAATGTGGTTTATAGAGAACGCTACTACCGATAGTGGTTCTTCAGGCCCGTACAACATTATTATTAAGCAAGGCACTGGCAACACAATCACAATACCAAACAGTCAAGTTAAGGCTGTTTTCTCTGATGGAGCGGGTTCTGGCGCAGCCATGACTGACGCCTTTACAGACTTGAGCGTCCCAAGTTTGTTTGTAGCGGGGGCCGCAGCGCCTTCAATTGGTGACGTTTTGGCATTAAGCATAGCGTTAGGATAAACGATGGCTAATACATTCAAGAGTTATTTGGCGAGTGCAACGGGAACCTCTGCGGCTACTGTACGCACAGTGCCGTCAAGCACACAGACGGTTGCGGTGGGTATTAACCTCGCTAACATTCTCACAAGCCAAATTAAGGTCAGTGCCTACATCACCAGAAGCGGCACAGATTATTACATTGTTAAAAACGCACCGATACCCGCACAAGGGGCGCTGTCCGTGCTAGATGGGAAAATTATCTTAGAAGCTGCTGATGTTGTTAAAGTAATATCAGACACGGGTAGCAGCGTAGATACTGTATTATCGGTCTTGGAGATCACCTAATGGCTGGATATATCGGCACGGGCGCAGTCCCGCAGGCTACACAAAAGCGTGATTCATTTACGGCAACGGCTGGGCAAACCAGCTTTCCCACAAGTGGATATACGCCCGGATTTGTAGATGTTTATATGAACGGTGTGAAACTTGCACCTGCCGATTTTACCGCGACCAATAGCTCAGACGTTGTGCTGACGGTTGCTGCGGTTGCTAACGACACGTTAGAGATCATTTCTTTCAGCACATTTGAAATATCATCACGGACATTTACGGGTGACGTTACGGCAAGCGGCGGAACATTCTTGCCCACGGGCGATACGTCTGCGGGTGATGCCGCTGCTATGGGCTATGCTGCGGCTGATGGTTTGGTGCTTACGGGTCAGGGTTCTACATCAGACGTAACTATTAAGAACGATGCAGACGCTACAGTAATGTCGATACCAACAGGTACAACGGGTGTGACGTTTGCGGGTACTCCTACGTTTCCTGATGGCAGTATAAACATTGCTGATCTGGATATTGATGGCGGTACTGACATTGGAGCAGCGTTAGTCGATGCTGATCTAATAGTTGTGGATGATGGTGCGGGTGGCACTAATCGAAAAGCTACAATGTCTAGGCTTGCTACCTATATGGGTACTAAGGTTGGTGGAGGTATGGAATTTATTGCCTCTAGTGGTGCTATATCTAATGCTGCTACTGTAAGTTTTACAGGCTTTGACTCTTCAAAATATGATTCATATGAGTTTAGATTTATAGATTTTCTTCCTGCTACTGATGGTGCATTTCCTGAAGCAAGAACTAGCTCAGACGGTGGAAGCAGCTATGATAGTGGGTCTAGTGATTACCTAAAAAGACTTTCTGGGACAACTGTTGGAACAGTAGGCCAATTAAACTCAAATAATGCGTTAGGAAATGCTGCTAACGCAGGTTTTGTCGGTATTGTAAGGGTAATTAATCCTCACACTTCTACTTATACAAAAGTTTCTACAAACGATGGTGTATACATACAAACTAATGGAAATGCTTCTGATATAAGTAGCCAAGGTGGATTTATACGTCACGAAAATGCACAAGTAAATGCAATACAATTTTTTTACAGCAGTGGAAACATAGCATCAGGAGAAGTTATAATGTTTGGAATAGTAAACTCATAGGAGAATAAAATGCCACGATACCACAACGTTAATGGCAACATGGTGCAGTTTACTGATGATGAAGAAACTGCACGGGATGCAGAAGAGGCGGCATGGGCTGCGGGGGCCAACACCCGTGCAGCGGCGTCTGTGCGCGAAGACCGCGACAAGAGACTAGCGGAATGTGATTGGATGGCTAATTCTGACGTAACAATGGCAAGCGCGTGGACAACGTACAGACAGGGGTTGCGTGATGTACCAGC